TACCCGAATCTCGCTCGTCGACTTCTGGACTAGCAGAATCGACATGCTGTCGTTCCAGCCCAAGTCCCAAACCGTGTGAACTTTCAGCTTCGGGTCGTAGGGAACCGGCCTGACCCGACCCTCCAGATACGCCCGGTCGATCTCCTTGGCGAAAATCGCGCCCGACACCGACCGGCGTGGCACCCCCTCCCAAATGTTTTCATAGGAGTCCGGGTCGCGCTTTAGCGTGTCCTGCCGTTCGGCTTCCAACTCGGGCGGGAACCACGGGTTGTCGCGCCAATTCAACTGCTCTACTACCGAGCCAGCCGGCGGCACGGCGACAAATCGGCGATAGGTCTCGTCGGTTTCCAGTTCCGGGTTAAACGACACCCATATTTCCGAGCCGGGCTTGCGAATCGTCGGCGTCAGCACATCCCAAGACCGCTTTGAGACTGCCTGCGCTTCCTCGATCCATACGATGTCGATGCCCTCGAAGGACTTGATCGACTCGACCGTTTGCGTACTCAGGCCGGCGAAAATGAACTCAGAGCCGTTCTTGCACCGAATCTCGGTGGCGAGGATGTCGTAGAGCTTCCCGAGTCCTAGCCACTCGATCTGGTCCGATAGCAGTTTGTGTACCGAATCCTTGATCGACCGCTGGACCTCCCGCGTACACAGCACCCGGAGAGGCTTTTGCGCCGCTTGGATCAGCAGTGCCCTGGCAAAGCCCCAGGACTTCGCCGATCCCCTGCCTCCGTGGGCTACCTTGTACCGGGCAGGCTGAAACAAAAACTGCAGTTTTGCCGGAAACTCAGCAGAGAGCATCTAGCGCCGCTCGCGCGTCGGCGAGATCCGCAAAGTAGCCCAAGTCCACTAACAGCTCGTCCTCTAGCACGGCCCATCAATCGTGCGTAGTGCTCGCCGTAGTTCACGGCTCGCCCGGCTTAACGAACTTGACCGCCAGCGACAGCGGGATTTCGCCGCCGTTCGGCCCACTCAATGACACTGCCTGCGCCGGCTTACCCTCTAGCCGGTCGCCGAGTTCCTTAAGCGCCGTCATGTCGCCTTCCATCGCCTTGTCGATCAGCGCATTGGCGCACGCTTCGAGCGCATCTTTCCTGTCCAGTGCCGATCGAGCGGATAAGGCACGCTCTACCGCAGCCGTCCAGACTTTCGCCTTTGCCGCGTTCTGATTTCCGAGAGGTGCAGCCATTGTCTTAATCTAAGTGCCTGTTATTTGGGCACATTGCCATGTTCCGACCTGCGCGCCGTATTCCTGCCGGCAATAGTCGGGATCGTAGGTGGAGGGGCGGCCCTGCTTGCGAGATTTCTCGCCCTTGACAAATGTCGTCGCACGTCGGCGGCCCCGTCGAGCGTGAAAACCGCTGGCGTGCCAGCCGTCACCGCGACATCCGAGCCGTTGGCCGCCGTCTGTCCGGCCACGATGTGCGTCGATTGCGTCATTGGCTCATTCTCCCCACGTGCCCACCATTCAACCGACCCGGAACCAGCCGCTTGTCGCCGAGTTGAACCTCAGCCTGAAAAACCCCCCGGACGTCAGACTCGTCGGGGCGCCCAGCACGAACGAAGCGCCGCCGTTACCGATCGTCAGCGTCGTCACGGCCCGCACCGACGAGACCACGATCTCCTGCCCGTCGACGATCGTCGCCACCGCCGGCAGGTTGAGCGTCCCTTCGGCGTAGTCCCCGGCTTGGTTGAGCATCAAGAACGACCGGTTCGCGAGGATATCGACCGTGAAACCAGAGGCCGACGGGGTCGCGTACTGGATCGACTGGTCGATGACCGCCCCCGCCGACACAATCGGCGCATTGGGGTCGGAGTTTAGGACGGCTCGCTTCGTCGTGATGTTTGGGACGCCCGACATATCCGGAAACACGTACCCGTACACAGCCTCGGTTGAGCCGGTCTGCGCGACCTCGCACGTGTACGCAAGGAACGCCCCGATCGTCCCGGCGTTGTCGGTGATTCTGGACTGGTGACCGGTAAACGCGGTCACCGCGCCGGCGTTGCTCGACAACTGCCCCTCGTAGGCCGTCACATAGGTCACGGTCCCCGTGGTCTCGTTGTCGAATTTTGCCTCGTGGCAGATAGCCGCGTTGGGGTTGTAGGCCCCGGTCTTCTTGTACCAGTCGATGCCGGCCACAGAATGGCCCGTGGTGGTCGTGCCGGCCTTGTAGTCGAAAATGTTCGCGCGGCCGACCGAGATGTTGCCCCCGGGGGCCGCGATTTCGTTGCTGACCGTAAGGGTGGCCCCGAACTCAAGGGGGCCAGAGCCCGTGATCGTTTTCGCCGTCTCCAGCGCCAGCCCGGAGACGGCGAACCTCTTCAGTTCGCCACTCTTGATGCCGAGCACCGTATCGGCCGCTGCCGGGGTCGCCGTCGCAATGCTTGGAACTTGAATATCTGCCATGTCCTTACCCCGTCAGCTTGTTGCCGAGTTCATCGGTCAAGTAGTTTTTGCTCTCGTCGAGCAGGTAGTCGCCCGGACGCACGATGCGGCCCATTGCATGGGCGAGTGCAGTCACCCTCCGCACGAGCGGGCGGACGATGGGGCGGATCAACGGTCGGAGCATTCGGCACCAAAGAAAAAGCCTGCACTCGGCGGGCAAACGCGCTGATGCGCGAGGGGAGGAGACTGCTGCGCTGGCACGAAGCCAGCCTACCTAATCCTTATAACATCCGTCGCTACGTGGCGACACTGTGTCGCTACAAAATAAAGTTAGCCGGCTTCGCACTCGGACATGATGTGCGCCACGAACAGCCGCGCGTGGTCGAGCAGTTCGTAGTACCTGTCTCGGCTCATGTCCAACTTGGCTTGCTTGCTCTTGGCCGTCCCAGGCTGCGTGTAGTGCCAGACGATCACGACGCGATGATCGGCCGGCAGGCGCTTGACCGCTTCGTCTACCCGCAGGATATCCGAGTCCACCGGCAGCGGCGCGGTGTCGGCTGACCAGCTTGTGCCGATCCTCTCGGAATAGCTCGACATGGCGTAGCCGAGCGCGGCGCGGTTTCCGGCGGCTACCCACATGGCCCAACGATGCAACAGGTCGCCGAGTGTGTCCCGAGCTACAGCCATTCCGTCTGCTCCCTAATCCGCCGCTGTTCCTCGATTTCCTCCAGCTTCCGGCGGCGCTCGACCGCCTTCGGGTCCGGCGTATCCCTGTCCGGCCGCAGCCCCTTCCGGCGGGCTATCGCGGCGCGGATTTCGGCTTCGATGGGGTCCGGCCGTATCACTGGATCGCTCCCGGCGCTCCTTCCGCCTCTCGCCACGCCCTCGAGGCGTCGGCAAGCAGCTCCGGCACATGCCCGTTCGCCGTCGCCGTGCCAAGCACCGTCAAGCCACCATCGCGCCAGACGAGCAGCAGCCATCCGGCACAGTCCGGCAAATGCTCGTCAAGCACGGCGTCAACCTGCGGCCCTAGATCATCTGAATCCACCTGGGTTCCTCCGTTCCGCACATTGCTTGCAGCGCCATATGCGCCGGCCGTTCGCGGTGATGCGCGTCTTGCCGCCCTCCGCTGGGCGGTGCTTGTCGCAGGAGCGGCAGTGCCGGGTGCCGGTCTGCTCTGTGACGGCGGCACGGAGACGGGCGTTTTCCTTCCACGACATCAGAGCCGCTCCACGTGAAACTCGCCCTTGCGGTCGATCGCCAGAAACCACCGGAAGCCCGGCCACTGGCGGACCGCCGCCAGCAGCTTCACGCGGGCGTCGTCGCGTATATAGGTGGATTTCACTTCGTGTAGTTCGATGCGCCCGTCGGCATCCTCGACGGCAAAGTCCGGCGAATACCTGGTGACCATCTGCCCGGCCCGCCCGACAACGAGCGTGAGCGCTTCGAAATCCCAGGAACGGATGACGCCTGCGCGCCGCAGGCCGTCGAGATGACTGGCGTAGCGCGCTTCGGCCTTGCTCTTGAATTTCGGCCCCGTAGGCGCGTTTTCGGGGGGCGTGGCTACCTGCCTACCTGCCGGCTCGCGTTCGGCGCTTGGCGGTGCCCCCAGGTACTCGCGCGCCTCTTCCCTGCGCTGCCAGGCGGCGTACTGCTCGGCGCTCCAGCGCAGGCCGCTCATTTCGCCGCCCACCCCTTTCCGCCGCAGCGGTTGCGCCAGACGACCGACGCCGCCCTCGGGCCGAGGTCGCGCTGCGGCTCGCTCGGGTGCGTGCAGCAGAGCACCGGGCCGACCTGGCGGGCGTGGCGGCAGCTCTCGCAGGTCATGCTGGCTCCGTCGCGTGCGAGTATGTGAACCGCCGCCCCGCGTCATCCTGGCCTGTGAATATGTCGTGATACCGGCCCGTCACCCGGTCATAGCGCAGCGTCGCCATGCCGACCCGCCCGACTCTCTTCTTGCGCACCTTCTGAACGTGAACTTCGACTTCCTGCGTGTCGCTGGCGCGATCCCGCCAAATCGTCACGATGTTGTCGGCCTTGTTGTTCCAATGCGCGGAACCTGCGATCTGGTACGGCGTCGGGATCGGCTCTCGGTCCGAATCCTTGCGCGGCATGAGCATCCTGGGATGCGCCACAATCCAGACGTGAACGTCGTGACTGCGAGCGAATTTGCGGAATTTCGATAGCGTCTCGCTGATGTACTTTGTCTCCGTCGTCGTGTCGCCGTAGTTGTGCTCGATCTCGTTCCACGGGTCCAAAACGATCCCGTTGACGCCGCGCGTTTTTACCAGCGCACGGCATTGATCGATCAGCGTTTCAGGTGTCGGACTGTCCGGCAGCAGGAATGTGTAATGCTGCTCAAGGAACGTCTCTGCCATGTCCAACTCGGTCGGCGAGATACGCTGCGTCGGCCCACGGTCGAACGGCCTGCCGACGATCTTCTCCATCAGCTTTTCGATGTGCTCGCTCACCGGCATGTTCTCCGCCGAGTACACCGCGAACCGCCAACCACAGGAGCGCGCCAGGTTCAGCGTCAGCGCATCGAGCCATTCCGACTTGCCGTGACCGGGCACGCCCGTCACTAACGTCCATTCGCCCGGCAGCACCGTGTAGAACTCGTCAACCGCTTTCCAGCCGGTCGATATCGTCGGCTTGCGGCCGTGTTCGTAGTGCTCGCGGACCTCTGCGAAGAACTCCGACGCCGAGTAAGCCCCTTCCACCGGAAGCGGCCTTGCGTTGCAAATGCACTCTGCAAGCTTGTCCGGCCCGTACTGCGTCAACACCTCGTTTGCGTCTTTGCAGCCCTCCGGCCAATCCACGATCAGGCAGTTTTCGCGCCCGAGCCGGCGAACAAGCTCATCCTTGAGCCGCACTCCAGGTGCGTCGATATCGACCGCGATGATGTGCGTTTTGACCCGCTCAAGCTCCGGCGCATCGAGAAAATCGAACTTGCTGCCGTAGCTCTTGGAGTCCGGCGCTGGCGCACCGTCCGGCACCGAAACGCATGACGGATAGCCCGCTTCGTCCAACGAAAGCTTGTCGATCTCGCCCTCGACCCAAACGAGCACTTCTCCAATGTCGTTCAACCCGTACAGCACCCGTTCGCAACCCGACTCCATGCGAAACAGCTTGTCCGCCGTCCGGGCCTTGATGTTGACCACTTCGCTGCCGCGCAGGTACGGAAACAGGACGCAGGTACGTTCGTCCTCGACCTGGGGGAAGTACCGCGATCCGTGGCCGATCTGGTTGCGGCGCAATACCTCGGCGCTGATGCCGCGCTTGGCAAACCACGCCACAACGCCATCGGGGACTCCCTCCGACTTGGCAACGTAGTCGGGCTTGCGCCACGCTTTGACGATCTCCGGCCGGCGCTGAATCCCCGTCCCCAAACCGCCCGCCCATTCGCAGTGCCAGCAATGCCATACGCCCTTGTCGATGTTCACGTTCAGGCACGGGTAATTGCGCTTCTTGCGATGCGCCGAACACTGCGGGCACGTCGTCTTGATCTCTCCAGACGTGCGACCCTTCGTGTCGATGCCGAAGTCGGCAAAGGTTTTCGTCAGCACAACTGCACCCTTCGCGGCTTGGGTTGGGTCGCCTTGACGATGTACGCCGCCGGATCAGTGGTCGCCTTTGCGGCAACGAGGATCGATGCGGCTTCTTCGTCGGTGCGCAACTTCCTGAGTCGGCCAATGAGCGTGCGCGCGGATCGTTCCGGGTGCCCACTGCGAGTGAGGATGCTTACGCCAAGGTCGAAAATTTCCTTCACTGGGTCGGACTCGGCGGCATGGGACGGACCTGCGGACCCGTTGGTATCGGGGGGTGCGTGCGATGCGGGGGAGTCGAAATCCTGCGAAAGCGACGACCCGCCAGGGTCGGCGGGTGCTTCTTTTCTTTCCTTCCCTTCCTTCCCTTCCTCCCTGTGCGTCAGTGACGCGTCGTCACGCGTCACTGACGCGTGCAAATCAATGAATTCCGGAACTGGGAGCAGGCTCTTGGACTCCCTCGGATTGACGTGTTGATGGTCGGTGAACGTCGGAATGACGGCGTAACCGTCCCCGTACAGGCGCACCAAACCGCGATTGACAACCTCTGCGCACAGGCCGTCGATATCTACGGCGTCGGCCGGGAAATAGCGCATCTTGAAAGTCGCCGGTTTCCAGCGCATCCGGCCTTCCCGGTCGGCCTCGCACCACAGCGCGATGTACAGCAGTCGTGCGAACGCCGATAGGGACACAACATCTTCAGACGTGAAAAACTCCGGCTTGATAGTGCGGATTCGTGCCATCACTCGTTCCACAACCGGAATCGGTTGAACGCCCATGTCACAAAGCCTGGCGGCGTCAATCCACGGCAGTACGCCCACATGACGACTCGCTTGATCGCCGAGCGCACCTAGACCCCCGTCGCCTGCGAAATCGCCGCCACCGCGCGCTCGTACTCCGCGCCCGTCAGGCACGGGAACTCGCGCACCAGCTCGGCCTTGAGCCGCTCATACGCTGCGTAGTCGGCCCGGTGCGGACGGTGTGCGCCGATCTGCCTGACGCGGGCCATCCAGCGTTCGAGCGGCTGCAGCTCGGCGACGGCGCTCATGCAGACCTCCGAAACTGCGCCGGCCGCATCTTCCGGCGCGGCATCTGCTCGGCCTCGCCAGTGCTCACCATCAGCGCCAGCATCCGCCCGGCCGTCGATTGATCGACGCCAGCGAGCCGCGCAATCTCCGCCCGGCAGCGCCAGGTGTGATCGACGGCGGCTTTGACCGCGAGGCCCGATGCCCGAGGCGCAACGGACTTCTGCTCGGCCCACGGAAGATCGGCGGTACGAAACACTTGATCTGCTACCCACGCCATCGGGTCGGTCATTCGGCGGCCCCGTAAAGGATCGGTTTCGGCCCGCGCACGTCGTCGCGCTCGCTGCGGCCAGCGATCCTGATGCGCCGCTCATCGAGCATCCGGCGCAGCGTCCTGTGCGCGCACAGCGGCCGCAGGCCGAGCGCGGCGGCGATCTGCTGCGCGGTCAATGGCCCGCTGGAAAGGCGCGCCTCGATCTGCTCGGCGCGGATGCTGTAGGGCACTTTCGGCGCTCGGTCTCTTCCGCCCGATCGCGTGCAGCTCGGCGACGATGTGGGCATGGAGATCAGGGGATCAGGCGGCCGCTTTCGCGGGCTCGGGCGTTGGCGTGGGCACGGCCGGCGCTTCGTCTACGGACTTAAGCAGGCTCTTCGAGAGGTGTTTGCGAGCCAGCGCGGCGAGCACCCGGTCGGCAATCCGTGGCGGCAGAACGTCCGGCCACTTGACCACGGCCTGGTATGTGACCCCGATCTGTTTGGCCGCTTCAGATACGGTTCCGCCCAGCAATTCGATGGCGCGTGTCTTGAGCATGATGTACATTGAACCACAGTGCAGCGCAAGACGCAACCGTCTTTCAGCGGGCGCGGCGGATTTTTTTTTCGATTCGACGTGAACTCCGGTTGACATCGGAACATAACTCTGGTTCAATGCCTCCACTGCTCACGCACGGAGGCCCAGATGAACACCGCCACCGCCCGAACGATCGTCAACGCC